TGGAGCTATTGATGTGTATATTGCACCCGGTGTTTCCACGTAAAGATCCCAGTACTGATCTACAATATCATTAGTAGTAAAGTGTCCTATTAGTCTGTAATCTGAATCGTGCTTTGCATAGGATGTTTGGTTAGGAAAAGCAGCATCTGTTAAGTATTCGACTGGTGTTACAACGTGATCGTAAATTAACTTATACTCTCCGGTTGCTATACCTCTTTTATAGTATGTTTTGATTCTATACACCTCACCACTTATTGGTTTAAGATCTGAAAAGGTTGTCTCTAGGTAAGATTGACTAACAGTTGAGCTTGTAACAAAAGCACCATCACTTGGTAGGTAGGACAAACTAGCCGTAAAGTTGGTTGCTTTTTTATAATTAAAAGTAGTTGTGTAGTTTTTGCTCTTTTGATTTGCATCTAACATTACTACCGATAAAGGCTTGCTTAACACCATTTGAGTACTACTTATCACCTCAACAACATTAGCTTCAAACGATGCTAACTGCTCAGAAACACTTCCGTATACGGATGCGCTTAATGGTAGTGCTGGGTATAGATTTTTAGGTGATGACTCTGAACTAAAAAAGTTAAATGTAGCTCCTAAGAAATCTTTTTTGATTGATCCAACAGCAGAAGTAACTACTGTTCCAAATCGTGATGACTGTTCCTTAAGATATCCATTTTGGATATCAGGTATAGTCTTTCTTAAAGAAGAATTTATAGTATTAGTTGTTGATGGTTTTTGATTTGGATTAGCTAATATTGACTGCAAGCGAGGATCTAATATTTCAGTACTAGTTGAGAAATCTCGATCGTATCCTTGAAAGTTTGAAGTCTGTATTGTATAGTCATTTATACTTGAAGTGTAAACCAAATAAGAAGTTCCTGCAGATCCTGAGGATTCACCCAGAAGAGCTCTCTCTGGTGTAATAACTTGTACTATACCAACGGATGGTGGCTTATCAAAGTATAAGTCAGCGTTGTTTCTTTCAAACGGTAACAACATGATATTGCCTGACCATCTTACATTGTACAATGGTCTCTGGGAGTCAAGTGGTTTTGGTAGTGGTGTTGGCTCTAAGTCATTAATTTCCTGCTGCTGACGTTCAACCCTATTCGCTGCCTCTTGTACTTGTATTAATAGTCGGTCAACTACTATTTGCTCTTCTGCAGCCTTGTCTGCTGTAGTTGATAGTCTGAGGTTGTTATTAGCTCTCTGATTTACTAAAAGCTGTATTTGTGCTCTAACCTCTGCTATTGTATCGCTGCTTTGTCCTGATGCTATTAGTTGGTCAAGTAGTTGTTGTTGGTTTATTATGTTGGCACTACTCCTATCTATAATAAATCTTAGAGAGTTTAGGTCTGTGGTTGTATTAATTAGGTTATTATTAGCAGTGTTGTATTGGTCTTGCAATACTCTAAGTTCGTTAACTAGAATTTGCAACTCACTTTCTAGCCTGCTTATCTGTCTTTCAAAGGCTGGAATGTCATATAATGCCTCTCCAACTAGGTACACCGTAGCTGGTCCTTGTGCTGTTATGTCGTACACTTCAAATGTAATGTAGTAGTTATTGAATCGATCAATATAGTTGGTCATTTCGACAAATATGTTGTCTCCATTAGCATCAATGATCTCTACATCAATAGCTGAGTTGAGTCTGAGATTGTCTCCGTTACCCTTTATTACAATAACACTCTTACCACCTCCAACGACAGAAGGGAATTGTTGTATACTAAAATAAAACGGAGAGGATGCACTAGTATCTTCAATAAGATATCTATTAGTGTTGTAACCTCTCGGTTGTGGTTTTTTATAAAAAGATGATAAGGTCATATACTATAAATATGGCCTAGCAAGATATGTAGCTATGATCGTCCTTTTTATCTATCGTTAAGATTGTATCAACCATATCTCTCACAACATCTATGTGTGAAATTACTAAACTGAATCTGAATACATCTTTCATGTGAGTAAACAGAGTGTGCATTGAGTTTAGGTTAGTACTATCTAAAACTCCTAGTCCTTCGTCGATTGCCATAAAATCTGGTTTTGGTAAGTTGGTAATCTTGATTAGTGCTATTCGTATTGCAATGGAGGCCATAAACCTTTCCATCCCTGAACTTAATTCCAGAGGCCATTTATCGTCATCATAACAAATAAACGCGTTTATATTTTTCCCATCTGTTTCTAGTGCAACTGTAAAGTCAATAATTTGGTTGAGAATATTATTTGTATGTTGTTGAATATATGGAACCGCTTTACTGATCAAGGTATATGGAATACCATCCTTGTACATTGCTTTTGAATATAACTCGTAAGCAACTTGCTCTTCTACTAATTGTTGCATGTGATCAATTGTCTTCAAGCATTCGCTAATCGTTTGCTCAGCAACTTGTATCCTAGCGTGATAGTCCTTTACTGTGTTGTTTAGCTTGGAAACAGCTATAGATTGTATATTCTTTTCTTTATTAATCTGACTGATCTCATCATTGATACGCTTGTTGTTATCGAGTATTGTAGTGTTCTCGTCATATACTTTGATGTCTGCTTTGATATCTTTAATCTGCGTCTTAAGCTTATCACAAGAGGCTCTTGCTCGTTCCAACCCAACACTTGCTGTAGTACGTTGTAAATCTAGTTGAGCTCTATCTTCCAACAATCTACTCAGCTCATCAGCCTGCTGCTGTATAAATGAGTTTTGTTCGATAAAATCCACACACTCTTGACGCTTTTGCAAAAACTGACCTACTGTCTGTCTGTCCTCCTCTAACTCTTTTTTAGTTTGCATTGCATCTTGTACAAACACATTAGAGGTACAAAAGGAGCAATTAGGATCATACTCGTGTTTGTTGAGTTTAGCGAGCTTTTCGAGCTTATTCTTAGTAGTTAACTTTAGCGCATCTAACTCCTTGTCTAGCATAACCTTGGACCCAACTTCGGATTGGTAATCGTTGTATAGGTTTGTATCAAAGGATTTCTTTTTTTGTTCTATCTCATAGCATTTTGCAGAATGATCTCGTTCAAACTCCTTATAGGTTTGCTGCTTCGTCTTACATATACCTTCCCACTCAACTAGTGAATTTTGTGACTCAACTAAGTCTCCTTCCAAATCCTCTAAATTTAATCCTTCACCCTGGCATGGTTGGATTTCTCTATTTAGCTCTAATAACTTGTTGTTTAGATCCTGCATCCACTCTTGTGCTGATTCAAGATCTGTAACAGCTGTTTCATGCTTTTTCTCGTAAGACTCCTTTGACCTCTCCGCATCTCCTAGTTTTGTTTCGAAGTCTTGTTTTTGGTATTCTTCTAGTAATATAGCTGTTTTTCTGTTGTTCTTGTTTGCTAAATCACAAAGCGAATCAAAAATTGTAACATCTAAAAAGTTAGCTAATAAATCTTTTCGCTCTCCTTGAGTTTTGTCAATGAAGTTAGAATTGTTTTGTTGGAGTGATAGTGCTGTTAAGATAAAATCATCAAAGGTTCCAACATATGATTGAATGTTAGTTGATGTATCTCGTCGTTGTTCTCCGTTGAGTGATACACGTTCTCCCTCCGCGTTAATGCACCAGAAGTCTATATCTACACGAAGCTTACCTTTGAGTGGTCCGCTTCTATACTTCGTAGCTCTTTTCTCAACAAAATAATCTATACCTCCTAATTCAAAGTTGAACTTACAATGAAAGTCATCTTTCTTACGATTAAGGACTTGATCAGCCTTACTTGCTCTAAATGATTGATCAAATAAACAAAAACACAAAGCATCCAGTACTGCTGATTTTCCTGCATGATTTGGAGCAAATATACCACAAGTACCCTGCTTAGTACTGAAGTCAATTACATTATCCTCTCCATAGCTAAACATATTACTGAACTCAAACTTCTTTGGTTTCCATATTACGTTACGTGCCATCTCTGGTAGGTTAATTTCCTGATTTAGCTTTTTATTTATCTCAAGAACCTTTGCAATCATGTCGTCGTCAATTCCCTGAGCTAAAAGATATTCTGTTAGTAATTGGCTTTGATACTGTACGTTTCTTACATCTCCTTGATTGATACTATCACCCAGCAAGCTAGAGGCAGTTCCGTCTGAATTGCGATCTAATCTCTGTACAATTACATCTTTTATTCGATACTCTTTTCTAATTGTAGCTAGTACTCTTTTAAGTTGAGCTGGATCTGTATTGGTTGTTCTTACTCTTAAGTTTGTTTTAGATGTAATAGGTAAATTCTGTGGTACCTCTCCATCAATAACATCTAAAGTATAATATCCATAGTCATTTGGGATATCGTGAAATGTGTACTCTATTTGGTCTTTCGTTAAGTCAACTAGAGCGTATCCGTGATCCTCGAACACTTCTCCAAAATTTTGTTGCACTAATGATCCAGGATAGAATATGGCTGGATCAAGTTTTGATAACACTTGTCGCTTGTGAATATCTCCTAAAGGCACAACGTCAAATCCTGCAAAGACATTCCAATCCAATCCGTGAGACAACATTAAACCACTATCTACTCGGCTGTTTGCTATTGTACCATGATAAAGCGCTACTAGCTTTTTATACTTTTCTGGATTAGGTATCTTGTCATAGGTAACATACTTTTCTGGTTCATCTAGTAATGACATCACACTTACCGCTATATCCCCGATTTCATACAATCCTGAGTTGCGTAAGTAAAATAAGTTAGGATGATCTAATCCTTTAACTATTGGAGTTAATGCATCTAATCTGTGTTTATTATTTAGATTCGCATCATGGTTTCCTGCAATTACAATTGTAGGTAGTCTACTAGCTAAACCATTAAATAAATAAGATACCATCTCTATAAGCTCTGGGCTCATATCAGTCTTGGCATGCACTATATCTCCACCTACTGTGATAATAGAATTAGGTGGTAGCTCATCTACCGCCTTAAACACTTTATCAAAAACTTCTTTAAATTCTTTATGTCTTTTCCAATTACGTAAATGGACGTCTGCTATATGGAATATATGGTCAACTTCCTTTATTGCACACTTTACTTTATTTATCATAAAAGCATTTTAAATTTTACTAAATCAAAAAAATCTACCTTCTTTGCGTTGGCGATTACTTCAATCATTCCTCTATAACCAATCTCACTTGGATCCTTTTCTGGAAGCTTTACTAAGAAAACCTCTATTCCATTATTCAAAAAGTACTCCACCTCCTTAACACTATCAGCAAAGGCATCAACATCTAATGCAATGTAGATTTTCTTTACCTTCTCTGTTAGTATACGACTTCTTAATGTAGTCATAATTTTCTTACCAAACAACGGAATTGCATTTCTTTTTACTGCTATTGCATCAAAGGCTCCCTCAACTAAAATGATAGGCTCTTTCCAGTTGATTTGGTTTTCAAACCCAATAATGTCCTTAGATACTGGTGGGTTCTTGTGTGTCACAGCAGAGTGGTAGTAACTCCTACCCACGTAGTAGTTAAGGTTGTTATCCTCGTTATAGCTAGGTATTACGATCATTCCTGCATATGGTCCTTCTTCGCAGTAACCGACTTGATATCTTAAAATGTCGATCAATGTTAGCTTTCTTTCTGTTATTGCATAGTGTAGTGCGTTTCTATAATCAGGTGTGCTTTGTTTAATATATAATGGTTTGTACCCTTCTGGTAGTGATACCAACTCTCTTGAACTGAATTGTGATTTTGAATTGCTCGAAGAGTCTCCATATAGGTCTTTAGCTTGTTTTACGTACTCATAAGGTGCATTGCTCTTGCGAAGTAGTGATGAAACCGTCTGACCTCTTGCATCACAAACCCAACAATGCCACTTCTGTGTGTGTAGATTAACTTGTAGTTTCTTTTTATAATGGTTGCAGAACGGACATTGATAACTCATCTCTCCATTTCTGTGAGGGATGCTCGATCCTAGATATCCGTCAAGTAATTTTCTTCCTTGTGCTACACTTACTGTCATGCAGTAACTATACGTATTTTTTATCGACTATACAAACCACTCAGCTGGAATGTCTTTATCTGCATAAAGAAACCCATACTTAATGCACCAATCTGCATAAGTGGTTTTTGATCCTTTTCTTATTTTACCCTTAGAGGTTTGAAATACAAACCGAATATCCAAATGTGGAGCTTGTTGCTTTATTAGCAAATGCTTTTGTCTATCAGCCAATACAAACCGACCTTTTGTTTCTATATAAATTCCATTGGGTAATCTAAAATCAGGAGTATATGTATGATTTGTAGCTGGTTTTGTATAATTTATTTTGTGCTTTTCATACTCACCATCAACACCTCTAGCCTTAAGTGTGTTGTCTAAGTCTTCTTCGAGACCGCTTCGGTAGCCAGCCTTAACTGCTGCTTGCCTTTTTGTGTAAACCCTTCTTGCCATAACTTATCTATCGAATCTTACGATTATAGTTGTATCTGTATTATTTGGTAACTGTATAGGTGCACTTAGCTTTCCAATGGCTACTAGTCTATAGTGATCATCATAAAGACCTACACTAGTAACAAAAGGTGAGAAATCAGAAGAAGTAGCAAACGAGCTAAATACATATTGATTTTGGTTTGGATCGTAAACTTGTAGGGATGGATTAGTACTTTTTGTAAATTCACCAGGTCCTATTGTACAAGATATTTCTGTTTCCCAAATTGTATGGGTACCTCTTGTCTCGATTGTATTAAAAGTTGCGTGTCTGGATGGAATTGAAGTTAAGCCCATTATTCCATGATTATAAAACACGTTACCAACATTCACATTACCAACACCTAAGGTATGATGTAGTATGTCTATCTCTGCTTGACTTAGTAATTTGTTATATATTTTAATATTATCAATATATCCGTCAAAACCTTCATTTTGTTTGTAAGAGTTGCCTATATAGGTGTTTGCTAAGTTTATACAGTCATTATCGTTTAGTGAGCTTGTAGCTGAGTTTTTAGAACTACTTACAGCACTATTAACATAAAGACTTACTATTGATCCAGCTTTGGTGGCCACTACATGGTACAACGTATCAATATCCAAAGCTACACTACTTGTTACAGAAAACATACCTAGGTGTCCTCCACCCTGCTCAAAAGCAATTTTGCGTGAACCAGATGTGTAAGTTAATCTGTACGGAAATTGATTATTTACTGGTTGTGAAAATACATTACCATTTATATCTACTTGAAGTTCTTCAGCAGGTCCATGTTTTGATAATAGCACAGCTCCGGATGCTTGCGTTGGATAAGCCATTGGTTTTAAGAACATACTAACCGAGAATGGCTTACTTTGAAAGTTATATAGATCTTTGTATTCAGAAACTAGATCTGTTTTTACAATCAAGCTTGAACTATTGGCTGAAGTAAACTCCATTTGTGCTCCTAACAGTTCAGTTGCTGACGCTGAAGGGAAAGTTGAGCTAGTTGGGAAAGAAACACTCACATTATTGTATAATGTTTCCATTTGCCAATCACCTTTATTAAAGCTGCTAGTAAAGCTAACTAATCCTATATCTGTGTATTTGTATATTGTATCTATTGGCCATTCTCCAACTGGAGTTTTTGAAATAGAGGATGTGTAATTTGTATAGGCACCTCCTACATACTGACCGTAAGGTGAGTAAAAGCCACTTCCCGAAATTACTAAATTACCATGAAAATCATCTTCAACCACCCAAACTCCACTTGCTGTTGCGACTGACGAGGTACTATACAAACTACCACTATTGACTGCATAAGACCAGCTCATATTCATCTGTACGGATCCTGGAAGTATTGCCTCTCCAAACCTAGATTGAGGCATACTTACAATTTGAGCTTGATCTTCTAAATATCTCAACTGGGTGTTAATATTACCACTACCAAAAGAAGCTTTATTGTTTGTGTAGAAATCTCTATAATAGAGATGCTCTATTGATCTATGTACTACTCTTTGAAATTTATCGTTAGCTGTTTTTAATTCAAATTGTTCAAAATATATACTACCTTGGTCAAAAGAATCGTTTAGTGGATCAACTTGAAGGTAATTTGCTTGTGGGTTGTAGTTTGCTTGATATATTGTATACACCGACCCACTGAGGTTATTTTGTATAACATCAGCCCAAAGCTTGTACGTTCTAAAAGGTGTTATGCGTACGTCTGATTTATCTAGACTCTTAAATACTCCTGCCATTACATATAAATATCATTGCAAAAAGAAACCCTCCAATTGCTGGAGGGTCGATCTATGGATACTATCCAAAGAGTGGTTTTGGTGTTTAGATTAGTAGTCTAGTTTCACCTTAATAAGTGCCTCACGATTGAAAGACTTCAATAAAGGACGACTTAATTTAGCTACAGCAACAAGTCTATTAATTGTGTCGTACATTCCAATTGTTGTAACATAAACGCTTGGATTACGTACCATACTGGCGTGTAAGAATTGACCGCTTGATCCAGTTACAAATGTTGGATTGTTAGAGAAGTTGAACTGCTTGTTTGTAATTCTAACAAAGTAGTGAGTAGATGTTACTTTTTCTTCGCTTCTTGCTTGGAAGTAAGATGAACCAGAAATACGAGCTGACATAGTCACGTGATTTCTTGGTTGGAGTGGAATGTTGTCTAGTGTGTCAGCTGAACGGCTATCAAATGCTATTCCTAAGTTGGTTTTTAATCTTGCAGCGTTAAAAATAAATACACCTTGATCTGGGTAGAATAGACCAAATTGAGTTGATGAAGCTGTTACGCCTCCTGAACCGCTAAATATTCCAAATACACGTCCCGCTTCGTTGATTGTTGGAGTTTCTCCTTGACCACTAGCATCAATGAATGTGCTAAATGCTGTATTGAATGCAACGTTACCAGATCCACTTCCTAAACGCAATTCCCAATTTCCTGGATCTACTTTTTGACGGAAACGAGCACGTGCTACGTTAATTACAACAATATCATCTGGAGTATCTGCTCCAAAAGTAAATGCTGTATCCGTTGGAGGAAGTAGCATATTACGGTACTGCGAGTAGATTGCTCTTGATGGAGTATCGTTTTGGTTTTGTCCAGTCGTATTAGGGTCACCGTAAGATCCGCTACCCTTTCTGTGTCCATAAGCAATTGCAAATTGCACTGCTGCATTTGGATCTGTTTGTGGGTTGCGGTGATAAACATTCATATAATAATCACCAGATTGTGAAAGTTGAGTTGATGATGTGAAGAAGCCTATACCACTAGCATACGATTGGGAGTATGGGTTCATATTCTCAGACCATATTGGTTGTGATATAGTCTGGATGTCGCCTGCTACGATATCGTCTGGTGTAAAGAACTTAAAAATCTCTGCCATGGGTTATTATTTATTTATTGGTGTTGCTGATTGTATGTCTAATGCTAAAAATTGGGCAGGGTCTACTGTAATAGATATAGTTTTAAATCCACCAGTCTCGTTTCCTACGATAGTTAACAACGCTCGTTTAGTTGCTGTATTTAATGCTTGTGGTTTAGCCTTGATAATGAATTTAGATCCTACTCTTGTTATTGTTTTTCCAGCTGTTGTCATTCCTGTTACCTCATCGTCGATGAAGTTAGCTGCTGTGTTTGCTAGGTTAGCATCTGCAACACTAGTAATTGCACTAGATATGTTACTTGATACTGTTTGAGCTTTATTTACAGTTCCATCAGGAGCAACCTCTAGAGTGGCTACTGTGTCATCACTTAATATAGCTGTATATCCAGCACCATCATTACCACCTGCTAAGTTTAATGTGCTTGGTGATATAGTAACTGCCTGCTTTAACGATGTAAGTGAAATGCTTGACGGATTAACACTAATCACCGGAATACCTATTACATCTTTTGGTAATGTAAGAAGCTTGTAGCGTAGCATTTGGGATTCATCTGGTAATGCCTCTAGTATAGGCATGTTTTCAATTACAGCACCGTAGTAATTTGTTCCTAAGGTATGAGCCGGATTCCACAAGTCATAGTCAATTTCGTCATCGGAAAGAGCAAATTTTACAATATTTAGTCTTCCGCCTGAAGCTAGAAGTTGACGTCCTTTGTTTGTCAGTATTGCGTCTACTGTTACCGTTGTGTTATCTAAGTATCCCACGTGTATGTATTATTATTGGTTTAATATAAATATGTTAGTGTTTAGGAAACTACCTAATTTGAAAGTTTCCTCGAGGATTTGGATTTGAAACAAATTCAACTCCATTTCCTACTGTTACTGTTATTACTGGTCCTCCATCAATTGTATCGGTACTATCAACATTATAATCTGTTGAGGTCATTTTGCAGCCATCATAGCGAGCATTTCTCATACCATAACTATCTCGTAAGTGAAAATCTTGAACCTCTGCTCTATAATTTACTGACTTAACTGATAGGTTTTGTATTTCTAATGCACCTGCTGCAGTTGATGCTGATACCTTCATAAGCATTCCTAACCAATTACCATCAGCCTTAGTTCTATAAGTGTAGGTTGTTGGTGTTGTTGGAATTGTTATTTCTTGAGTGAGTTGAGAATCAAAGCTTCCATAAAATAATACAATTGATCCAGTTGATTGATTTGCATCTAAGGTTATGCTTATATCGTAAAGGTATTCTTGTGTTTGTTTTTGATCTGGCTCATAATAAAAAGCTTGTATTGCTGCTGATCCAGAATACTGCTGTCTTAATCCTGTACTGTAATAATGCAAACCTTTTGTATTGTTCATTCTCCAGTGCTCTGATCCAGTTGGGCTTATACTCAATACACCAGCACCATATGGGGATACAGTACTTATAGGTGTTGCTCCATAAGCAGATGTTCCATATAAACCAATTCCATATCCTGGCAAATTACTAGATGTAAATGAACTTGATATACGTAAACCATATTGTGATGTCCAAAGGTTATTTTGAAAAGCGTATGATGCTGTAAATATAGTTGATCCAGTTTCTAAAGCATAACTTCCAGTAAATGCTTTATTTCCGAAAACATTTAATCCATAAACATCACTATTGTCGTTTAAGATTTCGCTATAGCGAGCCGTTAGGATTGTTGGGTTGAGCGCTTCGCTGTATGCATAGTGAGCACTGTCTATTAAGTAAGGTGTTGAGTGTGTTGGTCCACTACCGCTAGTTGCCCATGTCATAAAACTGTATTGAGATCCTAGAACTCTAGTATCTCTTCCATACTGAGAAATACCCAAGTCTACTTCAGCAGTCATGCTTCCATCTGTGGATGGATTATCGTCCAATCCTAGTCGGTTAAACTGATTTGCATAACTCTCATCAAAGGTTGGTGATAGTAAAATATCGGTTCCATCTATAACAATATAATCTACTTCCGGAGAATTAAAGTCCGGTATCATGTCTATATTTTGCCTTGGAGCTTGATAGTCGTATGTTGGGTAGTTAATAACATCGTTATATTCTGAGACTCTTTGCTCTTCCCCACTTAACCTTATATAATCGCTCTCATCTCCACCAATCTTTCCTTCCGGAACATATCCGTTATTAAAAGTACCCGGTTGATTTCTAAAAGGTTCACCGTCCCCATCTTGTATAGCTCCACCTGGAGTCCATACAACATCTGGTCCTATGTCAATTGAAGAGCTGTAATGAAGTAACTCATAAGAGGGTACTGTCATTCTAACTTTTGCTCTCTCAATAATGGTTGGTTCAATTACTAAACCGGTTTGAGTATTAGCTCTGTAAGGTACAAATTTCTTTATTAATTGAAATAATGAAGCATCGTAATACTTAAGTAATCTAATATAGTTTTGTGAGTTATTTCTTCCTGAAGTAAACTTACGACTATACTCCCATTTGAGTCTGTCTAAACCTGGGTAAGTGTCAAGAGATAAATAACTTGGATCGCCTATATAATCATCGATACTTATTCCACCAAATTGTTCTGCTATATCTTGATTAATTTCATTTTGTGGTGAAAAGTAAACTCCTAAACGAGAACTATCGGGTGGTTGTGTATCTGACAAGCTTCTTTGTGATCTGTTGTCTGTCCACAGCTCAGCTGTTCCTGCTGTCGTAGTGCTTTCAATTCTAATCTTAGTACCAATACTTCTGTTACCACCTAGGTCAGGCCATTCGAGAGAGTGTCTTTCAATAATTGGTTCCCATATCAGTGATGCACTAACAGCGGGTACATATATTACAGCTCCAAAATTTAGAACAGACTTATCACTACCATTACCAAATTTTAATTGATTTTGATTAGGGTGTTGAGAATTAATTTGTGTTGGGTATTCCGGCTTTTTGTTGTCAGATCCTAAACACAACCTAAAAGCTAGATCAGAGTAACTTGACGTACTTCCAGTACTTACTCCATCTGTATTTCCTTGAAAGCTGGTTGGTGCAAGTGCGTGATTGTCTAGGATATTATCGTCAAGTGGTGTTGTCCATAATCTAAACTCCTGCATGCTACTTGTACCGGTAAACGAGGCACTTGTTGCACCAAAATAGAGACCACCGGACCCAGATACAAATGATTTGTTATACGAAGAGCTAGTAGCACCATCTATAAACAAGCTAGCTGTTTGAGTTGATACTACTTTATCGTAATTTACTTTTTTGGCAATTAATGTGTATGTCTGGTTAGAAGAACTTATATCACTCGCTACACTGCGCTGTAATGTAATACTATGGAAGGTGCCATCGTATATAGACGAGCTAACACTAGCTGTTGCCCAACCTTGCGTACCCTTTAAAAAGAAACCTATATAACTATTACTTGCACTATAAAAAGCCTCAACCTTCCAATCTTGTGCACTAGGTACTCCTGAGTTATAAACTTCATTATCAAAAACACCGTTTGTTCCAAATATCCATTGTCGACTGGTTTGGTTTTTAGCAAACTTTACGCGCAATTGGATTGCCATTGGTTTTAGGCCATTGTGTAAAGTATCCGTAGATGTCCAATTTAATTGATAAGGTTCTGGAGATCCATAAGAAGCCGTGAGTGATGCGTCATTTACACTAAGTATTTTATGTGCGTAATTAAACCGCTCGTATTGTAAATCTGTTTTTGTATCAAATTCTGGTTCTGCTCCTCCATATTCTCTAATTCTTAGAATAGTTTGAGGAATACCATAACAGTTTATTAACGCTCTTACACCTCTTTCAGTACCTTTTGTTTTTAACAGATATGGTAAGTTGTTAATTATTCGTTTCCAGATTTCGTTTGTTCTATCGCTACTAGTTGCATCGTATTGTGATGATAATGATCCAGTACTATTTGTGCCTAAGGTATAAGCCCATAACTCCTCTAATACATTACCATTTTCAAAATCTACACCTAGATTCTTTGCAACATGATATATCAAGTCTTTACTAAATCCTTCGTAAATAGATTGCTTGCGATCGGTTGTTTCCGATATCTGCTTTATATACAAAAGCATTATATCAAAGTAGTGACCCATCATGTTTATAAACAAACTATATTGATCGTTTGCTGTGTCTTCTAATACGTGTGCTGGCGTTAATCTATAAAGTGCTTTATCGTTATTATTATCGTAGAGACTAGCTGAGCTGTATATACCATCATACCAATCCTCGACCTGAGAGGAGGTTACAGACCAGTTAACGTATGGTTTTTGGTTACCCGACTTTGGCCAAGTTGATGGATAAAATTCTCCGTAGCTACTACTCTCATAACTACTAGATTGATTGTATAGATACTTTTCATATGAATCGAAGCTACCTAGTAAGGCTGCTTTTTTAGTTTTGGTATTAATAACATTCGTCTGAAAAGCTAAACTTGCCGATACGCCACTGCTTGGTGATCCAATAAGGTTAGTGGTAAGTAAAGCTAAACGAGAGTTGTAATCCTCAAGTAATCTCATCTTATACTTGAAGTTCTCTAATCTCTCTACAGCAGATCCTAATACTATGTGGTTATCAAACTTTCTATAATCGACATTTAAGTTGATCCCCTCTATAAGAGATCCACTTAATAAGCTGTTAATTATACCCTCGGTAGTTTGAGTATTTGTTGTTAATATGTCGTCCCAATCTTTGTAGGGAGTTGTGACTGTTGTTTGTAGTTTATTTAGAACATCCCAATTTGGACCTGAGATTATTGTTTGATTTCTCTTTGGTTTTGGTGGAACCATAACAATGGTGTCCGTAACAGGCTCACTTAATTGCTGTGCTATCCAAACCTGATCACCTATACTTACCGTTGTTGGTAGTGGTGATGTAAACTTTAATACTATAGAGTATGGAATAAGCGGTAAAGTAAACCTATCCTGAATATAATCAAAAATTCTATAGGATTCAGCTCCTTTAGTACCTTTTTTGATTAAAAATAAATCAGAGAGTGTTTGTGCTTTTGGTAAGTTAAAAAGCTTTGTGGAGAAAAAGTCTAGGTAGTTGGAGTTGTCAAATGCGCTGTTGGGAATTGCTGTAATTCTTGCTTCTAATCCATCTGAACTTATCTCTTGTATTTGTACCTTATGTCCATCACCAGAGCCTAAATAATTTCTGTGAAACTTATACTCTGTGATAAACTTTCCAGAAATGTAACCTAATCTTTTTACGTCTTCTTCGACGTTAAGCTCTATTTCATTACCTTTTTTTATAAAGGTAGAAACTCTATAATTTGTTTCTAAATATACATTGACTGCATTATATATATCCAGTATTACTACATCATTTGGATACTGATCAATAACTCCCGATTCCATTCCAAATGGCTTTACCACTGGTGAATTGACTGGTTTTGGAGGTGCTATAGGTCTTCCATTCGCTCCTAATGTAGGCGGAATAATTTTGATTGAACCTGCAGGTATAGTTAGTATGCTTTGTATAGACTTCTTCGCCACGGATTTTATTATAAATATGTCTGCAGAAAAGTTACTATGGAATCTGAGCGTTATCTATTGTAGTGTCATTTAATCCCTCATCTATAGGTGGATTAATTTCAGCATTTTCTTCACGATCTGGACTAGCATCTTCAAGAGTTACAACCTCTCTTGCAAATTTATCGAGTTCTTCTTCAGTAGGTGCTGGTTGTGCATCTTTTCCTTTTTCACGAACACCAATTTCGTAAGCTTCAGATACCTTACCTAAACTATATACGTCAATTCCTGCATATTCTGGAAGTGTCTTTGGTAATAGTATTTCATAGTTAAAAGTTCCTGGCTCAGATGAGTTGCTTGAATCTTCGTAAAGTTTCTGCTTTCTTAAACCCAACACAGTTGCATCTGCAGGTGGAATGTAATAGCTAGCATAGTCTTCTGATACTGATGCATCTTCTGTCATAAGCATTAACTTAGCCATAGATACCCCACATCGCGGATAACCGTACTCAACAAAACGCTTACTATTAGTAATTTCTGCACCAAAATCATTTCTATATATTTCCGAGTTTGTCCATCCTTTTGTTTCTGGTTGATCATCCTCTATTGCCTCCGAGAGGTGCTCAAAGGTTATTAGTACTTGTATTGATTTTGTGTTTTTTGGAATTGCAAAAGTTGTTCCTACTGCAAACATAGCAGCTGCACCGTAGTCCTGCAATGCTTTTAATGTTCTCTTTTCGTCTATTTTAGTATCACCAGACCATTCAGCTGCTTGAGTTGGATAGTAGGAACCGCCATCTTTATATGGTACTTTTTTTATAAAAAAAGCTGCGTTACGATCTAGGTTGCTAACGTTTGTTTGATTAATTCGAGTTTGTTCGTTATCACCTCTTAAAATTGAATAGATGGGTGTTGATACAATTCTAAGTCTTATATCAGAATTAAGGTCATGCAACAAATCCCGGATATGAATATAGTGCTCTCCTATTCTTTTGTAGAACCATAAATTTGCAGACGTAGGCGTTGTGGGAGTAAAGTCATTTCTATCATACCCATCTCGCTCTTTTCTTGCAATGTATCGTGTTAAATCTATTTCTCCATTAGATGTTATTATTTGCTCTCCAGCTGTATCACTAATATCAACATCGTTTAGTATATTTTTAAACCTTCTTCGCGTATTTGCTCCTCCAGAAAAGTTTTCTAATTGCAACCTGTACGTATATCCTACTATAGTCTGACTAGGAATGTCAGGATTTGGTGACATTAATTCTAATAAAGATTCTGTAGTTGAATACGTTTGTCCAAATACTTTTATTGGATTATTATTTGTTAGAAACATATCAAATATAGGATACCACGTAATTGGTAGTTGTGCTTTTTCCTTGATAGCAAACACATCTTGCACACCTGGACCATCCAGATCGACTCTCGACAACTCTAAGTTATTAGCGTTTCTAGCTATAATTGATATTTGAGTTGTATCCTCCATTAATGGTATAATCTCTATTACACTACCTTCAACAAGCTTTGGGCGTTTATCTGTACTACTCTTAAGTCTTTTAAAAAAGTCTTCGGGATCTAGTACATACCAATTAAATATCTTTTCACCATCAGCCGTCGTTGCTTTAATCTTATATCCAGTTAGACCTGCTCCTACGTAGGCAAAAAACTGAGCATTAAGTTGCTGTATCCCTGTAACATTACCGTCTATTACTTGAGTAATATTGGATACATCTATTACTTGGTTGCAGGTAGACTTTGCTCTACCGCTATTTTTTTTGAATTTAATCTTATCTCTAGTAATGTATGTCAATACATTATTTTCTGCTTCACTTTGTAATCCTATAACTTTATTTGCATTCTTATTATAAGAATCAATCCACTTCAATCCTGGAAAAAAGCCTGCATACTTCCAATTATCTAGATCCTCATTAGGAACAATTTGCGATGGATAGGATGTGAGCATCCATGACATCCATGCATCTAACGCTGCATCTGGATTGCTATTAGCTTGTAGGTTAAAAAGGTTTTTATCCTTTTTATACCAACTCTGTAATATATGGTAAAGCAGACCACTATGACCTCCTTGACAAAAACGAAAGTCTTCTGGAACACCTCCTACTGTTCGATCTGCATCGTAGTCGTAGTATATAAATCGTGGTAAGCTACCAAAATGTCTTGTAAGCGTTGTGTCTTCTAAAAACGATCTTGTAATCATATCCACATCAACTATCCAATCCTGTGTAGAAGACCCATTTTTCAGTAAATTTTTAAACAGCATGGGGTGTTTTAGTGGTTCTATAACTTGCAATCTAACTCGAGATGAAATGGTGGTACCATATGCGTTTGATACTTCGCATGTATATATTCCAGAAACTTCAGAGTTAACATCTGTACCTGGGATGCTTAATCCTCTTATACCCTTTCCGTTCTCAAGTGAATTTATTGCAACAATTGCTGATCCATCTTTTTTCCAAACATACTGAAGTCCACCATCATTACCTAAGCTATTTGCATCAACCAAGGATGGATCTTCTGCTATTACAAACATTTCAAGAGTCGTACCAGCTACTACAGTAAATACTCCAAATATTGGTTGGACTTCAAAAAACACCGGTTGGTCTTCTTCATATGATTCAACCCATGTTTTTTGTCTTATGTTTTGAGCTAAATCTGAAGCAATAACTGGTGGTATAGGATTCTCAGGCATTAGAAAAAATTCACCTGATCGAAGTTCTTGTGTTTCTGGAACTGATCCTATTTGTAAAGTTAGTTTTTTCATTATAAGGCAGTTTGAGAATCCGTTATGCGTGGATAGCCTAACGTATAAGTTACACCATCTTTATCCCTTCCTCGGAAAGGTGATCCTATCATAATATTTCCAATCTGTGGTGCCATACTTACAGCGTATAGTGTTGTTGTAAATTTTGGATTAGGAATAGTTAATCCAGTTTCTATTGATGTCTTGAGTCTATCTACCTGATAGTTGCTTTTTAAATCTGCAAGAGATACTTGATTTGACCTATCACTTAGATAGTCTCTAATGTCCGCTATAAACCGTGTTTTTACTAATTCTTGATCAGCTATATTCAGATTGTCTTGTGTTACTGCATAGCTAGTGGCTAGTCTGTCAATGTTTTTAGTTAAACTTGCTGATGGGTATTTTTTGATATCTTTTAAAAATATTAAAGAGTCTAACGCGCTTACCTCTTTAGTATAATTTGTAACCAAAGGAATACCTAAACCGCCTTTTCTTATTGGTGTTGTTAGCATTTTTTCGGGTAGATCAAAGTAAAACTCTCCAAAGGTGTTTATATCGTAATTCTTCACTTCAAACTCATATGTATCCTCAGTAGGTCCTCCAGGTAGTGATGAATCTTTATATAGTACGACCGGCTTATCTGATTTGAAATCCACTAACAAATAGTAAAGACTAGGTGTATTATTTGCTGTAGATCTTGGATTGACGATTGGGGTTAAATTATCTAATCCTGGTGAAAGAGGTTTAATTGAGCCTGACTCTCTAACCAAATAATGTAATACATATCTAAATTTTTCATTCCAAAGTGCAAACTTATTATTTGTAGAATCGGAGGGTGGTAGAAAGTCAGACTTAAGTGTTGTAATTGGTCCTTTTATTGCGCGGACTGCGGTTGCTACGGACGCTGATAGTGCACCTGCATTTCCTGGTTGACTTCCACTTGGATTAGCATATACAAGATCTCTGTAGGATTTTACATTAGTTTCTATGCCATCCATAATAGATTCAAAGTTTAATGAATTTAAACCATAAGCTAATACTTTATCGTTTGATACAAATGGAAAGACCGACCCACTAACAGCTGGAAATCTTGATGGAGTTGATTGTACTCCCGGCATTTGAGTTTTTAAAACTATAGATGTTGTGTTGGTTTGAAAGATGGTACTGTTAATAAACTTTACTTCCGGATCTGAGTTGTGTTGAAAATACACAAACATATTTCGTTTAAGAACTCCTTTTGGATCAAAAACATCTGTGTCAACTAAAGCTGTAGGAATGCTAACTTGTGGTCTACTATTTACATTAAAAGTAGCAGATGTGTAATACTTTGTAGCAGCTGCTTTTTGTCTCTGAATAGGAATTAGACTCAAAGATAGTCCAGTTATTGCAACTCGAGGTGGTGGTGCTAACGGTACTTGTTCAATTAGCGGTCTGTCCTTGTAGCTTGGATTGTTGCCTACTATTGATCTAATAAAGTCTATCTCAGCGGGACTAGTCCCTTTTTGCTCAAAAGATGCTTTTTTAAAGTTTTTCTCCCAACCAATGGTTTCAAATATTCGATCTGAGTTGGTGTAATTGTAATCTCCATTATCAAATATCCTCCAGTCGTTTGTATAGAAATTTAAACCTATTCTAATCTTAGTAGTCTTGGGATTCAAACGCTCCAACACTAATCTATTAAATTCTAGGTACTGTCCATGCGTTGGTCTATTGTTTATGTTGGGGTAAAATTCGTCTGCTGCAAAAAGTGTTGCATCGTATCTGTTCCCTAAAGATGTAACTCCAAGTTTGTATATATCGGTTTTATAATACTTTTCTCCAATGTACTTTGATATTGTTTTTGTCCACGGATCCATTAGTGTTATTGTATTTGGCTCTCCATACGATGTACCATCTGATCGCAATACTGTACTAATTAACCTTGACTCTACATCATACTCTTCAATTGTAACATAACACCTATCTACTGTGTATCCAGGACCTGCCATTAAAAAGTTCTCTAGGCTAATTCGAGGTGCTCCTAGATAGTAGTTTTTTGGGTTAGTTTTTTGATCTGGTAAGGCTGTTGATTTTGTTGGTATGTATTGGCTTATAGCGTTTCCTATATAACATCCAAAAACAGCCCTTACTCCATCCATGCCATAGACACTTCCTTTTATAATATCTTGAATAGGTGCAACATCTACATCCTGGTATGCTTTTACAAAAAAGCTACCTCCAGCTTTTTCAAACTTATAAACATCTCGTGAAAAATAACCACCTCCTCCGTTTTTATTAACAAAGTCTTCTTCGTAATTTATTCCTTTTACTACTCCCACTTCCAGTTGATATGGTCGGGGGTGCATCATATCTACATTGTATCCAAATAAATCAACTCGATTTGGTGTTTTTAAGTCAACCGTATCTGTTTTAGTCATCTCCCTAGATACAAAAGTATCTACATCTCCATCCCAACCATTTATTTGATCCGTTGCATTTCCATTTACAATTAAGTTTTTATAGAAAAAAGCGTCTAAATCTGGATTAAGGACTTCAATGGTTATGGGTTCGGATATTACAGTTCCAATATCGTTTGAGATTTCACACGTATAAGACCCAGCTGATGATGGTTGTATTCTCTCAAATCTAATAACATTTTTTGTTACTGTTACTTTGCTCTGCAATGATGCCTTTTCGTCAGATAACACTACACCGGCATCATTCCTCCATACATACGACAACTCTTCGGTACCTTGTTTTATGACTGGAATCCCATTTTCAACATTAAGAGTATTTGGTTGTATTGCTCCAATTCTCAACTCAAAAGTAACATCTTGTAGCACTTTTACAGTCCCGTCTGGAAATTGATATAGGTTTTTGCCTGATGCATTTGCTGTAGTAGAGGACTTAATCTTTGGTCGAGATGCGTCACCAATGGTTACAGTAATAATGGGTGGTTGATTTAATACTACTGGTATCAAATCGTATGATGTTTCGTTTTCGTTAATGGTACTTGTTGGCAACAGTGATGCTACACTTCCCGTTGTATACGCTGAAATGCTATCATTAAGGTCACCATTTAATGTATCATCTAAATTTCTCATTGATTTCTTGAAACCTTAAATATCCAATTTTTGTCGTGAATTTGATAACCATAGGATCCAGAATTTGGAACCTTTAATAGTACTTTGTAGTATCTTTCCGGTTGAAATCCACTTAGAGGTAAGCTAAAATAATCCCCATTGTTGTCTTTGCTTAGGGTTGTAAAGTTGCTAAAATCAACTATTGCGTCATCTGTTTGAGCACTATATATAGCATATTGTGAGCCTGATGGAAGTTTATATCTATCTAGGTATGCTGATGATGTTGCAAATGTTGCTGCTGGATATCGGTATCTTGCTGCAAATGCTATTCTAGGAGTTGATGACTCTTTATATTCTGGTTGTAGATTTACACATACGATATTATACGATTCGTTTGTGTCTATGTTAGGTAGTGTTGAGTTTGTAACGCTTTCGTTAAACTTTGCTTCAACAACTGGTGAATATATGGTATGTGTATCCTTACTGAAGAATTTAATGCTTTTGAAGCTAGATAACGAGCTTTCGTCTACATACTGTTTTTTTACAATAAAACCTTGAAAGTAAATTGATCCAGATTGTACTTTACGAATTATATCACTTACATCCATATCCACATCCGCTGCTTTATAGCTAAAAGATTGTGATGCTGCGGAAGATGTATACCAAGCTCCTCCTCCTTTGGTAGTGATGTATGAACCAGTTGATAGAGCTGCAAATGAACTTGTTGGCCAGGCTGTTGAAGGAGTTGTAAGTCCTTGTCTATAGTACCAACTTACACCTTCTGTGGTTTCTGGTAAATTACCATATCGGCCAATTCCCATATTCCAACTCTGTGAAATAGCCCAACACTCTAAAGTATAGTCTAGTGGTATTTCTTGCTCCTCGGTAGCATATAACTTTAGGTTCCAAGTAAAGTTATTAGGATTAAGACCTAACTCAACTATACTAGCTGACATTGCTGGGTAATCAAAATCTACCAGTATTCTTGAGTTGTAGCTACTAGTAGTATCAACTAATTTTGATAACTCTAGAACAGCATCTAACCCTGTATTCTTTTGAGGATACCTTTCGTAGATTGTTGCGTCTTTTTTTGGATAAAATCTTAGTATCATATTAGAATGTTGCTATGCGTCCTTTAATGTCGTTATCTGGGAACTTTACTTCAAAAATTGCTGGGTCTAGGCTTGGATAAATAATACCATTTCTAGTTGCAGCTTCTATATTATATACTACATTACTGTAGTCTTGTAATTCATCATTTAAGTTTTTAATTCGTACACCAGTTACGGTTTGTACACCCTTTGCTCTTAGTAGTATATTATAAATGTCGCCATACACTATAGGTTGGTTTATCTGCCACTTATCTATTTCAAAGAACTCTTTTAGTAACGCAATACAATTTAGTATTGCCTCGTTTGCATTAAAGCTGGGTAATGCAATGATATCAAAATCAACTCCTATATTAATAATATAAGCGTTTCGTATATTGATACTATCAGTCAACATCCTATATTGTGATAGGTATGTTTTTAAGTTTTCTTTTATTGCACGGTTTGCTGTTACACACTGCTTGTTATTGTTGTATCCTAACACATACATATTCATAGCTAAGGGATTAGCTACTGTGTCATCAACTTCTGACGTTCCTATGTTTGCCTGCTCATCCGGTGTGATAAACACTTTAGCCACACTTCCATATACATTTGGCATAGCATATGCTCTTACAATATAATCTTCTCTTGTTACAGCTCTATTTTGTGATGTAAATTGTGCTAATGTGTTTTGTCTTATCTCATCTAACGTTTCCAGACTTCGTCCACCCATTGCTGCAGTAGAGTTGTTGATTGCTAAAGAGTTAAGAATGTTTGCGTTTAATGCTCCGGTTGATGATGGAAAGTTGTTTGTATTGGCACTTGTTGCTACTACCTCTGTAATTGTATTACTTGGAACATTAGAAGCTATTCCTCCACCAACTAGATATGTAACTGTTAGTGTTGTATTTGACGGTGCAATTCCATAAGCAGTCGTAAATATAGGTGATTGTGGATCAATTGATACATCAATGTCATCTTTTCCTGTTGGTAACTTTAATCCTATATTCTCAGGAGTTGCTAGTAGTTCTTCGTCTGGTGATGATGATACACCTGCTCCAAATTGAACCTCTAATCCCGTTTCAGTTACTCTTGCTACAAATCGACGAGGTACTCTTTTAAGCTTAAGTAGGTATGGCGTTTCTTCACTATACACTGCTGCATCTGGATCATTGAATCTTGTGTTTTCTACTTTTTCAAAAATGGTATCTTGAGCCAAGTAAGGTACTTCGTACCAAGTATTGCCATCTGCGTCAACGATGCTATCAATTCCAATTAAGGTACTATCCTCTATTTGGAATTTAAAAAACTTTTGAGTACCACCAACCACTATGTCTACGGTTTTTGGTTGTGCTGATATTGCTTTTACTGTCTTTTTAGCTAAATAGTAGTTAGGTGCATTATTATTATCTACTGTGTATATTGAGATTTCAGTTGGAGAATAAATATTGTTAACAGAAAAATCAACATCCTCTTGCACTAAGAACTCAACATTGCCTGCTGTACTCCTACCTCTCATCCCAGCTGGAACCTTAAGTGCATACCTTAAGTCATGAACAAAGTTTTCTTGACTTCCGGAAGCAGGGAATAGCTGATATACATCCACATCTACTTGAGATGGAACACTAATCTTTGGTTTGTATCCCATAGCAGCTGCTATAGATAGTATATTTCTACGCTCTGTAGCGTGTAGTAATAGTGTTTCTTTAAATTCAGAGTCAATGTAATAATTAAGAACGTCACCAATATACGAAGCCATCTCAATGAACATCATTCCTGGTGATGCTTCATTAAAGTCATTATAGGTGTCTGGGTAGTAGGTTTTTGTAAACTCCACTAAACCCTTCTTTAGGGAGTCAAAATCCCTTCCCAAGTACTTTATGTCTTTTGATGTCGTTTTCGATATGTTAGCCATTCTGTTGTGTGTTTATGATCTCAAGTTGTATTGATCTCGTGTCTACCTGATTACCCGCAAGACTAATAGATAATACTATATTTACGCGGTTAGCGTCGGTATCTTCATCAATGGTAAACTTATTAATAAATATGTAAGGTAACCAATATTCAAAGCTTGTTCTAATGCGATTTTCGATATCCACCATTAGCTCCTCTGTTATGTTTTGAAATAATGTTTTACGTAAATCACAACCAAAGTCTGGTTGCATTACACGCTCTCCTCTATTTGTTAGTAATAAGTTTTTTGCGTTTGCTACAGCTTGATCTATTGATAAATAATTTAGTTTGAAAGAAGTTCCCGAACTAGAGTTCATAGGTAAATCAATACCAATCGCTGTATTCAGTTCAAAATCAATCGGGTTTATTCTTACTTCTATTGCCATTATCTACCCATACTATGTTGATCAGCTGCTTTCAATACTGCTGAATAATCTTTCATAAACGCTCTTGTTGGATCACTATATCCACCAGCCTCTGGAAGTGGTGCATCATCATCCATCATTGCAGATAGACTTGACATACTTTGTACTCCCATTTGAGCATGATCTGCTGTAAGAGCTCCTCCATTCATATCTGGCCATTCCTCTTCCTCTTGTGGTTGTGCTATCATTGATTCATATGTTTCGTTTAACAAACTTGCCAATGGACCTTCAAATATTGGAGGTGTAATTGCCGGCTTTCTTGTTGGAGTTGGTACCTTTGGTGTTTTGGCTGGCAATCCTTGTCTAAGGGATGCGTTCAATCCTCCTTGTTGTGCGGTTTCCTTCAGAAGTGGTTTAATCGTTCTTAGTTCTTCTCGAACAATTGAACGAACTTCTTCGCGTATAACCTTGCGCATTAAATTTACAAAATCAGATGCTTTCATGTTGTTTTTATATATAAATAGTTACGTTTTTAGATGTAGCCTTGAAATGGTATAGGTGGTATTCCAGTATTTGCTGGTGGTATTATAAGTCCAGTCATTGTCTTAAGTTGAAGCTCTAAACTAGTAGCAATCTCTTGTACGAGTCCCGTTGCTCCATCCTCCGGCAGCGCTTTAATTTTCTTAAATGCTCCGATGTTTAGTGTTAAGTGAGTTGATCCGGTACTACCTTGCCAGGTTGTTCCAGTCCAAAAGGCTCGTGCAGCTAGATCTAAAGCAATTCCCATAAATATTGCTTCTACATTGACGAGTTTATCTTTTATTTTTTCTAAATCAATATCATGTGCCTCTACAATTTCTTCTAATTTCTTCTTAATCAAAGCTTTTTGTTTAGCAATAAACAACTTTATATTCTTATTAAGGAACAAGAAAAATTGATCTGTTAGTTCGGTTAACTCTGACAATAAAAAAGCTACTAAGGATTGCTTTCTATCTATACACAGTCTCCATTCCTCCATCTTTTTGTGATGCTTTGGATTATTTCCTATTGGATTTTCTGTGTAAGTTTTAATCAACTCTAGAGTTTTACCTAGATACTTGGTTTCTAGTCTACTCAAAAACCCAAACACTTCTAGGCTCTGAAATGCTTGTGATATTTTTGTAACCGCTTCAGCACTTCTTACTACATCAATAACTGCCTTACCTAAAGCTTTTGGATCTTTTATTGGTGTATTAAATATTAACATAAGTTGATTCCATCCTGCTGCATAAGGAGCACCACTTTGTTGTAGTGATAAGGTAAAAGCATCTAAATCTTCTTTAAAGCCTTGTTTATTTTTTAAAGCATCAAACACGCCTTTCAAGAGTGTTATAAATCCAGTCACAAAAGCGTCTATAGTAGCCAACTCCTTCATCTTAAGCATAAAAGCTTGCTCCTCCTCAAATAGTTGCTTTGATGGACCATCTTGCTCTTTCTTATAACTAAAATAGCCACTTACAATATTTTGAATATGTATTTCGTTTGCTGGGAATTTGTAGTTTTTATCTTCAACAAGATTTTTAGATAGTCCTGATACTCCTCTTGCAATCTTGACAATTATAACTCCTAGTTTTTGATAATGCTTTGCCTGCTCTATTAGATCTTCCGCTTTTCTTCGTTTAGCATCAATGATTTGCTTTTTTATTTGAACGTCTGCATACTTGTTGGCGTAATACCCATTTAGTGGTATTAGGTTTAACAAGTAAGACTCTACATCTTTTTCAAATTTAGCAAGTTTATTCTCTATATAAGCTTTAACCTTATCAAATATCTTTTTTGCAAATTTTTTTACTTTTTCAATAATTGGTTTTAAATATGTAATAAGATCCATAAACAGGCTCATCAATGATATGCCTGCCCCAACTGCAAATCTTCCTACTGCAGTCTTTTTTAATTGATTGCCTTTACTTTTTGCCCATGCTACCTTCTTACCAACTGGACCCTTTCCTTCAGAAAGCTCTTGAAGCATTGTTAGTAAATCCTGAGCATCCTCTACCATATCCTCTATAGTAAGTTTATAAGATTGAAATTGACTTCTTTTTGTTTCAAACAAACGCTTGAAAGTTTGAAGATCAGTTTTACTATCTGAAATTACCTTTAATGCTGTTTTTGAGAAATCTCCTAACCCCATTTCATTCATATAGGTATAAACCTCCTCGCTCGTGGGACCTGGTGATTGTTGATTTTTTAATGCATTTTTTCTGAGCTCTCTAGTTCTTTGTAAGTCAGCAGTACTATCAATACGTCTTTCATATCCTTGTATTTTATCCAGTGGATTAGCTGTTGACAGTAGTGGTGCTTCTAGTGGGTTGTCTGGGGTGATGTCTTCTATGTTTAGAGGTATTAAAGGTTGTGCTGCTCTATCTGCTAATTGTTTTTTGGCTTGTTTTGTAAGGTCTTTATACTTAGAAACACTAGCAGTTACATCTGCTTTGAGCAGTACTAATTCATTTTTAATATTATCAAATTCAGTTACTAAATCCTTCTGCAGTGTGATTGTCTGTTTTACTAGCGTATCTGTTTTTGTAATTATCTTTTGAATTATCTCTATTTCTTTTTTCTTTTCTTTAAGATGTTCTGCATTATTCTCTTTAAACTCTTTTACTTTTTTTGTAGCTTTTTTGTAAAGATTAGCCGCCATACTATTATCCACCTTTACCGATAGCTCTGTTACTTTATCTTCTAATTTCTGTCTAATTGTATCTAGCTTTGGTTGAATGTAAAGTTGTATTTCAGCCTTTTTGCCTTCTATTTGCATTTTTAACTTTTGAATTTCAGGCTTTACAAATCGCTCAACCGCATCTAATTTTTGCATACCTCGATACAATCTATTTACCTTTGGATTCTTTCTTGCTAACCTCTCTACATAGTTTATAAAACCGGGTGGATCCAAAACTATCTTTGCTAGCTCCTGAAAAGAAAGAACAATCTCTAAAAGCTTATCCGCAACATACACTTTAATGTCACCAAACTTAGTATCACTGTTTGTTGATGTACCCATTACAGCTTGACCTTTTAGTCTAGTTATAGTTTGTTTTGTATTTTTTATTAAATCTGGTATCTTTGCAAAGTCGCTAAAGTTTTTAATTTCAAAACTCTTTAAACTTTCTATAAGCCCTAACTCTTGTTGAAATATAGATTTGAATCTATCTTCGTCAACTCCTAAAGATTTTGATTCCTCTTTTAAATTTGAAAAAAAAGTTTGTAGTTCTTTAATCTTAGCCTTTTCCTCTCCTATAATTTCCTTAACACCCTCTACTACTTCTTTTGTATATTTTGGTATGTTTTTTAGTTCAACAGAAGCTTGCTTTAGTTGTGTTGCTAGTTCAGTTATTTCTTGCTTTTTTTGTTTAAGTCTATTTGTTGTTTGTACAATACTATCCTTAAGTCCTAGAATAGCACCCTTTGTTGTCTTTATATCTTTTGCTAAAAAGTAGGCATTTAATACTGTAAGCATTGCCTGCTTTTTTATTGGATTAACCTTAACGCCACTTACTCCTATAGCAAAGGGAGGGGGTGCCAGTGGATTAAGACCAGGTGCTGGTAATGTTGGTGGTACACCTACGGGCATTCCGTCCTTCACAGTATCGAGATAATACTTAACAATAGCAGAAGCAAAATCTTCTGCTCCTTTAATCCTACCTTCATTAAGGTCAGCTGTTAAGGGCTTTGTAAATTTTTCTTGAAAGTTTAAAGCCATTACGTTTAGGTTGTTGATGCATTTCCTTTAAATGGACCTGCAGATTGCCAATCTACTGCATTAGTTCCACTGTGCCATGTTGCATGTGATTTAGGTACTAACGTATAAGGTCCTGTTACACAACTTTGAGTAGTACCATTTTTGTTTTTCTTAGGCTTATTAGGTGGGTAGTATTCCCAATGCCAATCTTCTGACGATACAGCTCTTAAGAATCCATAAGTGTGTGCGTTCTTTGCCATCCACAAATAGGTTGCTGGTTTAGCACTAATATCCATTGCTATACCATTACCGTGATTAGACGATCCTGGAGGTGCTGTTTGTGGACTAAAAGCTGTTGCTTTTGCATTTAGTAGATAATCTTCGTTAGTATTGCCTTTAGGTACTGCATTGTTTTTTCTACAGCCATACTGTGTGTATGGGTTTATAGTTTTTCCGCTCTTTGTTTTAAGTCCTCCTTCAATCTTGAATGGTGGTCTAAAATCTGAACCTATTTTAAGCTCGGCACCTATTTCTTTTTTGCAAGCTTGATACATTGCTTCAAACGCTGTTGCAACATCCTCCTTTAAAAGCTTTGTTCCTTGATGTGGTAAATTTACAAGTTGAATTGGTACTTTTGCGTTGTTTGGTACAGTACCTACTATATAGTCAAAGTTACCTGGATTTGTGAACTCTGTACCTCCCGTAAGACTATGAGTTATTACTTTATCCACTGTTATAGTAACTTGATCAGGTAATAACTCTTTTTGTAAAAATATAGAAACCACCTTTGCTACACTTTCTTCTTTTTTTACCTTATTCTTTAGCTGCTGCACTCCTACATAGTATAGAGCTTGTGTTTGTGGATTACCGTATGGTATAAACCCATAAAGAATGCTGTTGTTATAAATCCAAGTTAAAATGTCTGGTTTAATATTTTCTTTTGGACCTACTACTACTAAATTACCTGTTTGTCTAGGATCAAGTCCTGGATAATTAGGAAAAGGTAGTACATCAAAATCTTCCTCCGGACTTTTAAATGCAGTATAGAGCGGTGTAGTAAAATCAGATGGTTTTAATGACTTAATATAAGTCTCAAGTTTTGGATAAGAATCTGCTGGAAAGGTTGATCCCGTTGGTGGTGGAGGTGGTGTTGATCCGGTTGGATTAGTTGATCCACTTGGTGTTGAAGATGCTGGTTTTACTCCTAAAATATCTTCTATCTTTGCTTTAGGATCCAGCATTGATGCTATTAATGGAGTACCATCTCCTTGTTTGTTTTTTACAAGTTTTCTTAGTTCGTCTGTAACTTCAAACTTGGATAAATAGCCCTGCTGTGCAACTAAGTCTACAGCTTTATCGCGCTTTAAGGCTGCTTGCATTTGTACAAAATACGCATACGCTTCTGTGTTTATTACAGCAGTACCTCCAGGTACTTGCCCTAACTTACCTTGTAAATTTGCCATATATTATATTCCTGGTATGATAAATAAATTATCCACAGACTCAAAAAATCCTGGAACATCTTTTAGTGGTGATGTTATTGGGTTTGTTGGAGTTGTGGTGGTTGTATTGCTTAAGGTTGAATCTCCAATTGCTGTGATTGTACCAATTAATTTGGTTGGATACGGTGTTACTTTTTCTGGAGCTACTGGAGCTGGTGTAATTGCTTTTTGATGACTTACTCCGTCAACATATGCAAATGTGCTCAGTAATTCTGGAATGCGAGATTGTAGACATGCTAACTCGTATTGCGTATCTTCTAAGAAATAAGCCTTTCCAATGTTAGTAATGATATTAGCATTCTTTAAGACGACTATCATATCATCTAAGAGCTCTGCTAACTTTGTACCTAATACAAGTGGCTCGTAAGCTTGATTTGGAATTGGATCTGACTTTGTTGTTGGTTTTGGGACATCCTTTGTACTCCAAGACTCCCCTTTATTAGGTACTCCTAGAAACAATCCTCTTTCACCAAATAAAGTTACTGAATCACCACTATCAATGTGTACTGGTCCAGTCGATGCTATTGCTACGTTTTTTCCAAAAAGCATTAAGTAATCTTTATCTGCGTTTATGAGTACACGACTACTATTAATTACTATCTGGCCAGTCTTTTTTGCAAAATTGTTTATAAATAGACCGTCTGTTCCCGTCTTAATTGATAGGTTTTTCTTTACTGCTTCGGGTCCTCCTCCTGGTGCTGTACCTATTTCTTGTTCATAGGAAAGATCTTCCATTGGGAAGTCTATAACAGGAAGTTGTTGTACTTCTATTTCAATACTTCTTCCTACTAAATCTTGTGCATTGAATCCACCAGAACCAGATGCTCCACCCTCACCCCCAAAACCGCCTGCACCGGATGACGTTCCTTCTAAGGCCTTTTTTAAGCCTCCTTCTTCGTTTACTTTGGCAAGTATCTCTGCGTACGTTATTGCTGGCATATGTTATTTTTAACCTCCGGTAGGATAGTTTATTGTCATTGATTCATATATCTTAGCTTTTGCTCCTAAAAAAGCTGTTTCTTTCTCGTCAAACTTAAACATACCAGTTACATTCTTATTAAACACCTCGTTAATAATAATGCACATTTTTAAATCCGATGTTGGCCAATTTACTAATCGATTAAACCAACCTTTACGAAAAATATTATTTTTGCTGCCTGGTCTACTAATTCGATCATAAAAGCCAATTTGATTGGCAAAACATGCTACAGCAAATTGTTCTACTTTGCCTGAACCTAAAGTAGCTATCCACGATACCCAACCATCAGTTCCTGAAGCTTTTCCTCTTCCAAAGCTTTTATGCGCTACGCCATCGTAAGATGCTTTTGCTGAATTATTGAAAACTGAACCAGGACCACCTCCCCAACACATTTCAAATTGAATATATCCTAACCAAGCATCTTCTGCCATTACTGCAATTGGATATCCGCTAGACGGTGAACACAACCCACCCCATATAAATAAAGAGGCTACTTTATGGCTTGAATTAAAAGTATACAAAGCACCTTTAACATGCTCACCTCTTCGATCTCCACTTGCTACATTTGGATAGTTTTTTTTAAGTTCTTTTGCTTTATCTGATATATAACCAAGTCCTGCACCTGCTGTTGCGTTAATAAACAATCGATCATAGTTACCTTGAAAGGTAGATGAAATTACTCCACGCATTGTTGGGCCTCCGGAGTCACTTGGGTGATCTCCCCATCCACCTTCAAATTTTTGAACTTGTGGAATAAGGAATCCCTCAGCTAACTGCATCAATGTTGATACACGAATTTTAGGTGTAATACCAGCTCCCCTAAGAGCACCTTCTACAAAACTCTTTACTATTTTTTCGTAATTTTTCTCAATCTCATCTGCAATGTACTTACATTTTGCAGCAAAGCCTGGATCTATGGATGGTGGTGTGTTATATCCCATTTACTATACCTTTAGTTAATATCAATTATTCCTCCTCTGAATCTCCCTGGAAATTTGGATCTATTTCTTCTTCTATATTACTTAGATTGGGTGGGTTTACGTCTGGATTAGTATCTTTTGTATCCTCTCCTTCTTGTACTTGTTTATTAGGTTCCTGATCCATTTCAACAACTTTAGAATATATCTGCTCGTAAAGTTTACTAGTAGACTTAATTTGATCGTCTTTTTTGTCTGACCCAGCCGTTACAGTATATGCTTCTTCCCAAGTTTTCATTCGTTTAGGAATTTGTAACTTTAGTTCTATGTTTTGAGTTGAGCATAAGTAAATAGAACCTTGATCTTTTGTAGGATCTTCTACCACATACATATCGGCAGTATCTGTAACGTTTTCACTATTTACGCGTAATGTCATGATTGGATCACCAGGTAATCCGTAGCTCTTCCACGGTAAAGCTTCGTCTCCTCTCTCTCTTTTGCCTTCAGTTTTAGGAGCTGTTGATCCTAAACGTATACTATTTCCAAACCGTCCTTGTAGTATAAAGTCCCCCTCATAAGGTTGGATTTGCGGATATATCTTAACCTCATCTCCATCTCTATATACTGCTTCATCAATTAATTTATTCTTAAACCGCTTTGTTGCAATTGAAGTTGCTACTCGTGATTTAGATATAGTATCTACGTTGGATATTATAAATGGAGTTTGATTTGATGTAATAATGTGATTGGTATTCACATTAAATGCATAAAAAGATATTCGCTGTAATGCGTTTGCTGAGGGTAATTTAACATCACCAAAAGCCTCAAAAATCATTACTTGTTCTCCAGGTAGTGGATATCGACCTAACGCTCTATCCATTGGCCATGCTTCTGTTGTTATCTCATCCTCTATCCTACTTCTAAATGGAGTAAGGTTTCCAACATCTCGATATCTAATTTTACCAATATCAGCTGGGTTTTCATACATCTTTGACTCAGTATCCATACACACCTCGAGCACATGGGCAGGTACAATACGCTGCCTCTGTAATCCGGGTTCTACTGGATTTTGACCATATGGACCTTGAAAGATGTCAAACATTCCCATGCTTACGCTTTGTCTATTAGTTCTTGAGCTTCGGACATTAGCTGAGCACGCTCTGATTCAGATAAACCAAATTCTCCATCTGTTGGAATCTTTGTTGTACTGACTAATAATCTTTGAATGATTGCTGTTAACTTAACTAAGTTATCATCGTTTTTTACTGAGACTTCCAAGTACTCTTTCACAAGTGGTACCATAACAGAAGCGTCAGTCATACTCTTAATCATCGGCTTCAATTGCTCAATCAACCCATTAATTTGTGTTTCTTTTTTCTTTGTGTTTACGTAAACATCCTGCAGTAAATCTGAGAATGTCTTATCTCCAAACAGCAAACTATCCTTATCCATATGCTTTACTTTTATATAAATAGCAGCAAACAAAAATAGTACTAAATCCTTATACCTGGATTTTGTTTTACCTCGTTAAGGTATTGTTGAAGCTTTTTAATTTGAACTCCCGCTATCCATGGATCACGGTTTTGATAAAAGCCTAAGTCGATAAGCTCTTGCCTACCGACTTTCTTAGGATCAAATTCATAAGCTTCAAGATTTGCACCTCCACCTATTTCTTCCCAATTCTTAATTTGGGATTCTAGTATGGATATTAGCTCTTCTTTGTTTATTGCAATTAACATTAATATGTTTTATCCTTTGGTATGTATCCGTACTGTAAGTAATCGTTATACATTATCCTATACTTATCTTTTAGGAACTTTACCATTCTTGTTATTTGTTGAGTGTTTGCATCTGACATCTCTCTTATGTAGATGTAAAGTGCTTTCTTATTAAACAACTCGATAGTATCTCTAGTTTTGAATAAATGTAATATTGCATAAGCTAAAACTTTATCGTTTTGCTTTGAGAAAACCTCTTCAATCTTCTCATCCCAATACTCCACATACTTGTTAACAAACATATTTAACTGTTGCTCTTTATCTTCAATTTCAATATAAGTTGTTCCCATTACAAGATCACTACCTACATCTAATCGATCATGACTTAGTAGCTTTTTGTAGTTGCTTTTGTTTTTAAGAATACAAAAGTTTTTAGCAACTATACTGAAGTAACTAAATGCCTTTCCGTTTGCTTGCTTGAACTTAGGAAGCTTCTCTACTAGAAAACTAACCACCTCATGCTGCTGTTGTTGCATTGTTTGATCTCCAGTATAGTAGAATTTAAAAGTATGAATAATATTTTCAACTAGCTTCTCAAATGCTGGTTGAATACCTTTTTGATAAATTCTACTTCTTTCTAAGAAATCTTCTGACTCGTTGTATTTTATTATCTCAAAGTCGACGTCTGGTCCAAAGTATAATCTCTTAGTCTTCGGCTTTCTCGTTTTCTTTATCTTCTGTTGTATTGACATACTTTGTTATAAATTGGTATAAATCGTCGATCGATTCGTCGATATCTTTAAATATAAAGCCCACTTCATCGTCGGCTTTAAATGCTCCTAGGCGATCTACCTCTTGCAATTTATTACGCGTTTCAGTAAAGCGTAAGAATAAAACTGAGATAAAACGCACATAGGCTTCACAATATTCAGAAGCTCTTTCTGACTTTTTCCAGTTAGCGTAAACCAAGTAACCTAATACAAGGTTGCAGATAATTGTTATAATTAGTGCTACTATCATTATTCAAAAAGTTTTCCAAATACATCCATTAAATCATCCTTCTGCTCTTGTGATATAGATTCAGGAATGGTTAACGATCGTTTGGTAGGTTTAACATTAGTCCTTGGTGCTGATGATTGAACGTCTAGTTGTTTACCTATTAAATCCTTTTCTACTTTAGATGCCATCATATCTGCTTGATGTAATATATAGGGTAGGTTAGTACGTAGTGCACTTTCTGGATTGTAGTTAACGTAATAAGGCTTATTAGACTCTTCATACATTCCATCGTGTAGTTTAATTCCAAACCACTCATTGTCGGTTATTTTAATTCCTCTATCCGATAAAAGTTTTAAACTTCTATCTGGAACAGTCATAAACGAGTTTACTGGATTGTTAGTATAGATCTTTCCTTGATTCTTTCTATGCCACTCTGAAGGATTGATAATATATTGCTCAGCTTGCTCTGTACCAATCTTACCTAAATCATGATTAAGTGCTGCAAAGATGAGCTCTTCTTGTGTATGATTCATATTAGCTCCGTACGACTCCCATACCTCATTTACTGTAATAGCCATATCGATAACTCGAATAACATGATCTACATATCCACCTGGAAAGCAGTTATGATAATTAATATTACCACTTGCTGGCATCAATAAGAGACGCTCTTCGTGATCCATATACAACTTCTTTAGTTGTTCTTTTCTATCTCCTTCAAAGTACTTATCAATGTAACTGATAAGTTTATCAAAGTTTTCTTGTAACTGCTCTGCTGTAAAATTCATAACTTATATTAGTTTTTGTAACCGTTTTAATTCTATTTCAATCTTTTTACGATAAGTAACTCTAGCCTCTTTAACTAAGTCTTTTTTAAGCTTACTATATCTAGCTAAAGCTTCTTGCTTCTCCTGATCCTTTTGTACTTTACTTTTTTTAATCTTTGGCTCCTTCACTGTCAAAGGTGTGGCTGGAAGAGTACCTTTCAGTTCTTCCTGCTCCTCTCCTCGAAAATATACTGTACCATTCTCGTGTACAAATTGTTTCATAAATCTCCATCCCTTTGGATATCCGACTGACTTTTTCTTAGGTGCATCCTCAGGTGACCAAGAATCTACAACACACTCCCAGCAGGTGTATGATGTTACAGTAATAGCAGCTTTCTTTTCTGCTCCACAACACTTACAAGATACTGTATGTACCTCTTGTGTTCTTTTGTTTGTAGTTTTTGCTTTTGTTTCCATATAGCTAACTATACTAATTAATTATCAAACTAGCAAGCTTTAATTTGGAGAAGATGTTAGGAAAGGCATTCTAGTATCTACTAGAGCAGTAAACCATACCTTATTGTGAATGGTATGTTTTGATTTGTGAATTGGAATATCGCCATGTACGTTATAAGAATACAGAACAGCTTCCTTAATTAATTTTCGAGATCTACTATAGATAAAGAGAATATAGTCTTCCTGCAAATAGAATATTACATCTTTATAATCCTCTTCCGGATCAAATTCATTTTCTATTTCAGCTAGTAACATAAAATCCTCTACATAGCAATCGTAAATATATTTTCTATCAGCTTTATTATATATTAGAGCTGTATCAAAAAGAGGAGCTTCCTCATCGTTCACAACTTTGCGTGCACGTGAAAGCTCCTCAGATGCTTTAGCTAAAAACTTAGATTGGACTAATTGTTTATAGCATTTCATTGTTTAATCTTTATTTACGTTCGCATTTGGTTTTTTACGACGACCTCTACGTGCTTTAGGTTTTTCTTCGCCTTGTAATACAATTCTATTTTCAATTGCTTTATCAGCTGTCTTTGCAATAGTGTTTACATGATTGCGAGCCTTAGACATAGTTAGTGCTGTTTGCACTTCTTTCTTTTCGCTTTGTAATTTAAGGATTGTAGATCCAGCTTTTTCCGCAAACTCTTTAGTAGCTTGGTACTTCGCCTCAATATCCTTTTTTCTATTTAATTCTCTTTTATAAAGTAGAATAAATACTCCAGTAGATAATAAACTAGAAATTGTTAAAATTGGTAAAACCATAAAAATTAAGTATTAAATGTATTATTTATTTTATTAATATCACGAAAAAAAACCAGAAAAGCAACAGTTAAGTGAAAATAATTTAAAAAAATACAA